CTGACCTGGTTTTCTACAACCTTGGAAAAAACAACGGTCTTACCCGTTCCGGTGGGAAGTACCAGAAGTGTCTTCCGGTACCCCTTTTTCCACTCGGACAAGACCGCATCTTTTGCCTGGGCCTGATACGGTCTAAGTTGCACCATTAGAAACCACTCTGCTCCCAAGTCTGGGTGGGTGCCTTTTCTGCTTCAGCGACCCATGCGGGAGTCTGCTTCTTGGGGAAGAAAGTAGGGTCGTAATCGTAGAAGCGATCCACATCATTGGTCTGGCGCTGTTCGCCGTCCCGGTTGGTGTAGTTGCGAACCTTGAACCGGGCGCGTCCCTGAGAACCGACCACCTTATTCCAATCCATGACCAGGCGCTCACCGTGCTTCTTCTGGCCGATGCACCGGAAGAAGGAAGAGATCCGCCATTCCAGATTACGGCACAGCAGCAGATCGTGCTTCACATAAGCACAGCCCTCACGGGTATCCACTTCCAAGGTCAGCGTTGCCTTGTTACAGGCAGGCAGCTTGGCACTGCCGGGGAAATGGCCACGCTCAAAGTTGGTGACCTTGAAGTTGTAGTCGCCTTCCTCCAGAAGGACAAATTCCTGGCCGTCATCCTCGATGACGTCGTTCCAGTCCATAACTGCGTTGTTGTTATACATTTTCACTTACCTCCTATTTTCAGAACGGGAGCCGATTGGGATCGGCCTCGATGATTTCAACGATCTTCTGCCAGTGGGGAATGATCCACCCGGTCAGAAATGCTTCGGGATACTGGTCTACGGGCATCGCCGAAGGGAAATGACCCTTCATGGCCACAACCTCCTGTACCTCTGCTTCCGCCACCTGGGACTGCACCATCAGCATCTTCACCTGCTCCAGAGGGGACGGGTTGGAAGTATCTGTATTTCCATCGGTGACTCTATCGGTGACAGGTGCCGTCTTGGGGGCAGCTACCGTGTTGTCAAAGATGTGAGCGATGTTGCCGTAATCCAGTTCGATCTCCTCCGGCAGGCCATGGCGGTTCTTGGCATCCCAACAGGGATGATGGCTGGTGAACATGATGCGTTTGCCGCCCTGGACCTTCTTGGTATCATTCTGGGCGGTGACCACAAAGGTCTTGTAGTTGCAGAACAGGAGCAGATCACACCATTCCTTCAGAAGAGGAGCCACCTGCTTGGACAGCTTCATCTCCCAACGGTCGTATGCACCCATCTCATCGGGCTGCTCGAATTTCCGCATCTTGGCATGGGCAGTAATGACCACATGGGTGCCAGAGGCGATAACCGCATCAAAGGCATTCAGCAACCGGGAGTATTCTTCCGACAGATAGGTGTAGCCCTTGCCGTAGCCGAAGTCCTCAATGCCGGCCTTCTTGTACTTGGCACAGACACCTGCAATGCACATCTGCTCTGCCCAGTCGGCGGTATCCAGGATCAGCGTCTTACAAAGGTTGGGATCTGCCGCCACCTCGCTGACGATAGCAACCAGTTCGTCAAAAGAACCGGGCTTTTCGATACGGCGGACATCCAGCTGTGCCGTGCCGCCTTCCGTATCGATGAACAAGGGGTTGGGGAACTGCGCTGCCAGGGTGGACTTACCGATGCCTTCAGCACCGTAGATGACCACCTTCTGAGGGCGGACAACTTTACCGCTTGTGATTCTCATAGGGGCCTCCTTATCTCAGGCTACAGGACAGATCCTGCACCAGTGCCACTCCGGGAACTTCCGTGCCGGTTGTCAGCAGTTTTTTGACTTCGGACTTACTCAGTTCCGGAGCGGGAACCTTGTAGCAATTGGTATGGCCGTTAGCCATCAGCCAGGAAACAGCCGTAGCATCATCGCCGACTTCCACTCGGGTGGTCTTGCGATAACAGACGGTTGCCACACCGCAGTCCGTTTTCTGGCCGGCGCACTCACGATCCAAAATGGCCATGAGCCGGTCGTCCTTCCGTTCCAAGGAGGCCCGGCGCTCCTTGAGCCGCTTTTCCTCTTCCTTCAGAGCGGACATCTGGGAGCGGGTGTTCAGAACCAGCTTAGCCAGATATTCCAGAATGCGGCTACGCTCCATCTGGAGGGCATCCAGCTGAGCCAGAAGGTTTTCATCCGGCAGCAGTTCGCCGGTTTCCGGATCAACCAGCAGTTCGAAGATACCCTCGATAGCCTGATTAACTTCGTACAGTTTCATATCCAATACCTCCATCCATGATTTCCGTGATGGACACCGTCTGGACGCTCTTTCCAGGGACGATGATCATCACCTGTTCCTTGGGTCCCAACAGCCAGGTCAGCAGTTTGTTCCGCAGAGATACATTTCTGCAAGCAACAACGCCGCCGGTCTTGGGCTCCTTGGAAACGCAGATTTTCAAATTGTGTTTCACTTGAACCACTTCCTTTCTGAGAAGGCTTCTGCGTGATCTCCTTCTCACAGGTAGGTCACGAGAACGCAAAAAATTTAGGTTTTTTTCAAAAATTTTTTTAATTTTTTCAAAGCAGTCGCTTTCCTCTGAGAAATGGCCCCTGGAGTGACACCGCAGCGACTTGCATATTCCTCATTGCTTATGCCATCAAAAAACAGAGCCTGGATCAATTCACGATGTGCAGGCTTCAACTGCTCTAGCGCTTTCTCGATTGCCTCCGCTGTTTCCTTTCGGAGCAATGTAGCAAAGGAGTCCTCCTCGGTGGTCAATTCCGTGTGTTTTTCTCCATACGCCTCTAATGAGCAATGCCGCCGAGTCTCACTCTGATCGTTGTTGTATTCCTGCCGATCCAGGTCAACCAGCACGGTGCCCCAGGTCTCGTCTACTTCAATTTCCACAGTCTCGGTTGCAAATTCGTATTTGATTTTCATGTTTTTCTGTTCCTTTCTTCACGGGGAAGCGAAGCAGGAGCAGAAAAATGGGCAAAAAAATACTGCCGAAATAAAGCAAATCATTTCTGATCTTTGCTTCACTTCGGCAGTTAGGTCACTCGTCATTACTGACGGAGCCAGGGCTCGATAGATGAACGCTGTTCTATTATGGCGGGGTGAATACCCCTGGGTGGATTACTTCTTACCGGCCTTTCTCTTGGCCTGTTCAATTTGAGCCAGAACATCACACAAACGGACAACTTCCTTTTGTTTGGCATTCTTCAGCTCCAGATAAATTTCGCCGTCGGCGGTATCGATCAGAGCATCGAATACCCGCGGCTTCTTTTCTCCCAATGTGGTGTTATTCCGAATGGGCTGGCGAATCAGCATAGTCAAATTCCCTCCTTGGAGTGCAAACTGTGTAAATGGTGGCAATTTGCAGATACCCGGTTACTGGTACATCAGCCCAGGCATCTTTACGCTGTGTCGGCCATCGTCCGGCATTTTCAGGTCGCCCAACAATGTGGCATAGGTGATTGCGCGTTTTCCGTATCGGTCACGAAGCCCCTCTATGGCATCCTCCAATCTGGCTCTGCGATCCCGTCTGGCTGTATCTACAAAAATACTCAATTGCTCAACTTCAGACTTTGGAACCAGATCAATGGCTCGAATGCACACGGCACGAACTTTGGTACCCCATCGGTATCGCTCCTGAAACAGGCGAAACCCGGCACTTGCGATTTCGGAAGGAAGCTGTGTACGGAATGGCAGCTTACATTGGAACTGGGCACCCAGCAGGTCATTCCCTCGAACAGAGACTTGTACACCTCTGGCACAAAGGTCATGTACCCGGAGCCGGTGGCCCACATCTTGGGCAAGCTCCAACAGCACTCTATGGACTTCCTCCTCGTTTTCCAAGTCTGCGGTACAGGTGATGCCGTGACCGATGGACTTTACCGGGCTTATAAAGTCCTTATGCATAACACGGGAATTATCCGTGCCGTTGGCATAAGCCCAGAGCTTCAGTCCATTTACTCCAAACCATCCTTTTAAGATCTCCGGTGGGATTGCTGCCAACTCTCCCACTGTATGCACGCCATGGCGCGCCAGCTTTGCCTCAGTGGCTCGACCCACATAAATCAGCTCCGATGCTGCCAAGGGCCACACCTTCTCACGGAAATTATCAACCGTAATCTGTGTCACCGCATCCGGCTTTTTCATGTCACTGCCCAGCTTGGCAAAAATCTTATTGAAA